AGATGGTGCATAAGTGTTTCCTAATTTATCAGGGTCACCAACGTCTGTTGGGCTTGATACTTTTGGAACTTGTGTGTCGTCTTCTACACCTTGATCAACTGGATTTTTATTCTGCTCTTTAATCAAAGTTTCAAGACCATCAAATCGTTTCTCGAAAGAGTCGATTCTAGATTCTTGTGATTTGACTAATTGTGCAAGAATAGATGTGACTGAAGTGTCGTCTGATTTTTGAACTTCAGAAACTTGTTCTGTTGTTTCTAATTCTGTAGTCATGTTGTACTATAACAATTTTTTTATAGTATATAAATATAATTGTTAAAACTATAATTAATTATAAACCTATTGTTGATACTTTCTATATAATATTTTTAGGTATTCTAAGGTTTCTGCTTCTTCTAATGCCTCTTTAACAATAGAAACCCCAAATTTCATTATTAATTCAACAGGAGTTTCTATCTTAGTAAGGTCTTTTACCCGTCTTTCACTTGTTTCATGTGTCATGTTACCCTCTATTTTTGACTGTTTTTTTGCTCCTGACAATGAAGGTGGTGCTTCAAACTTGTTTACGTTACCGTTAGAATCTGTCATGGTGTTTGGGCTTTGCCTTGGTTTTAGAGGAAACTCACCTTTAGCGTTTATATCACCTATTGGTTGATCTTTAGTAATCTCTTTCCCGTTAATTTTATCTTGTTTGTTTCTTGCATCTTGTTCTACACTTTCATTAACACTTGGGATATGATCTTTTGTAAGTCTTTGTAATGGAATACTTTTCACTTGTACAGATGGTACTTTTGGAATTGAATTTACTACATCATTTGTTTCTTTTGGACTACCTGTAGACTCCCCAACAGTTTCAGCTCTGGTTTCAGCAGATCTATTTACTATTACTTTACTATCTAATTTTTCAACTTCTTCTGGTTTGTCAAATTCTTCATAATGGTGTTCTGCTTTAGATAGTCCACATATATCACATTCTTCTCCACCTTCACATTTATATTGGTGGTTATCCAAATCTACATCAACGTTAATATCTTCTCCATCTGCTTTACCCATAAATGTATCTACGTCAAATTTTTCAAATTTACAACCTACACTAGCACATCTTATTTGCTCTCTACCGTTGAAATCTTTTACCATAGAATCTAATCCATTTGCCTTTGCAAACGTGTTTACAGACTCTATTACTGCGAATGGGTTTGCTGGGGTATCACATAATGCGATTTCATATAACTCTAATTTTCTTAATTCTAATGCCATTTTACCGTCTTTTTGAATTGGTTCTCTTTCTTTACTTGCACCACCCATAGATAATCCTGAGTATTCACCTTTTACAACCTTATCCCAAATTTTATCATATAATGTAATGCCTTCTCTTTTGTAAACTTCTCCTGTTATTAGTACGGTTGCTACTCCCTTGTATTCTGATTTTTCATAACTTAATACTTTTCCAACCATTCTGTTACTGTGATAATCTGATATAACCGGATTTACATCCATAAATGCTTCCATAATTTTCATAACTTCTTTGACAAAAATGAACTCTTGTTGCTTATCTATGATCTCAGCGGTGATATGACCTTTGAATATTCTGCGTTGATCTCCTGTAGAAACAGTTAATCCTTTTGTTACAAAAGTAGAAAATTCTACAAACTCTGTCATGTATATAAAAAATGAGTTATAGTATATAAAAATTGGGTTGGTCTATGACTGTGATACAGTCGTAGAACCGTTTTGCCCTGCACGAATACCTAAGTATGTGAGTGCTGAACCAATCAAAATACCAAATACAAAGGTAAAGATTGCTCCATATTGTTCTGAGGACATTTGCACGGTAGAATCAAATAGTAACCCTTTTACTGCTCCCCATCCAACAAATAGTATTGCTGAAAACAGCGAAAGTGCAACTACTGAAATTGCAACGTCTTGTCTTTTAAATATTGACATAATAAAAAGCAAAGAAACGATTATATAAAGGTGTTGATTATCATATATATGGACTTTTATGTGTATGATAATGTATATACTTTTAATAAAAGAAATCCTTTTTCAGGTTCAATTAACAATAGATTAGAGATTAAATCAATAGATATACCCGAAAATTCTTCATTTTGGTTCTATACCGATATGCAATATATGCAAGATAACGTCAACTTACAGAAGCGATATGTGCATATACACCCCGGAGTAGGCACTACAAACACTACCAGATTTCAAAAAGAACCAACTCATGTGTCAAGAACCAACTTTTATTATCACCCAAAAGAAAAAAGAGTGGAAGTAAGAAACTCAATATTGCCTTGGAGTAAGCCTATATTTGCTAAAAAATGTGTATATTACGGAACAAGTTTACCGCCAAAAAGAATGAGTTTAATGGGTGAATGGTATTTTGATTATGGAAATAACACAATACATTTGATTATAGATTACAATGTTCAAAAGATTAAGTTTCATTGGGAAGAAGGATTTGATGAAACTTCAACTGCTGAACAACTAACAAAGATAGCAGAACTAGAAATAAAAATAGACGAAGCAGAAAGAAAGTTAACCCAATCTGAATGATTGATCGTTTGTTTGATCTCTAGTTATACCATTACCAATTTCTTCTCCGGGATTTCTTGCATAATATTTTCTTTTAATAATTTCATCAGGTGCATTATCTCTACCACCTTTTGCTCTATACGCCTTGTGAACTTTATTTAATCTTCTCATACAAGAACTACACATTGAGCAGTTTATTTGCCATACATCATCAAGTTCCCATCCTGCGTGTATGTCACATAATTCATAACCATGTTTCTTTGTAAGTAAACACATTAATCCCTCTGTTCCACGTTTTTCCATACATTCCCCGCACATATAGATCAAAGTAGATATTACTTGATCTATCTTACTGCAACCATAACAGTAGCCTTCGCTGTATGTATTAATTTTAGTATGTTCATCGTCTTGTACTCTTTCCCTTAAATTTCTTGTATGTTGGTTTTCTTTACCTGCACGTTCTTTTAAATCGTTTCTTTGTATTCTATCTTTAGCATCTAATCCATCTTCTGTCCAACCAAATCGTTTACCCGAATCTCCCATTTTAATTACTCAACTCTCTTAATATATATAAGACTTTCTCAGTTGATACACCAAGAGATCTAAAATGTTGAACCACATCATAAGCAGTTGCATAAGGTACTTCTGTCATATAGTCTATAACAGATCTTGTTAATTCAGTATCAGATTGCATTGTTAATCTAAAGAGTCTATGAATTTATCCCATTGGGCTTTAGTCATTACTTTGTTACTCAATGTTGTTCCAGTTCCACTAGAAGGACTTCCTTCAGCGGTTCCACCTTTATCACTTGGTCTTGCAATCTTTGGTTCTCCATCAAATTTCTGTGCCTCTCCTTCTGCTTTTGGTGCAGATGATTTTGTTTTATCATTATTTCCTTCTCCCTCGTTTTGACCTACACCGCCACCCATCATAGCCTCTTGTTTTTCAGGATTTGGGAATTGTGATATTAGTATATTGTTCTCACCGTCAAATGCTACGTCAAAGCCCATTCCATATAATTTAACTGTGTTATCAATTTTCTGACCTCTAACCTGTTCTTCTCTAAGTTCATCAATTTCTTCACTTGTTACTAATTCAATTTTCCAATCATATATTTCCATTATATCAGTAATTTCATTAAACAAATTTTCATTCAAAAATCTTTGGAACCATTTGATAGTTCTGTTTGTAAGTGTTACTTGAAGTGCCTCGTTTCCTAAACCTGCTTTAGCCTGTTCACCATAGAACAAAGGTTGAATACCATATACAGCGGAAATAATTTGTCTTAATTCTTTTCTAAGATCACTTAATTCTAACTCTTTAAAGTTTGGAGTAAGGTCGATATATTGAAGTGATTGTCCTACGTTTTCTGTATTGAGAAGAATTGGTCTTGGCATATATGGATCTTGTCTTGCACCTTGACGTTGTTTTTCCATGAATGATTGAACTGATTCAGCATTTCTACTTCCCATTACAAGTAAGGATTTTGGTGGTCGGTCTTTGTCAAAGTATTTCCACATATATTCATCTTGGAACATAAGGGATAGAACTTTTTTCCATACTGCTTGAATTGGTGCATTTCCATATAACACATCTGGATAAAACTTTCCCGGAATCCATACTATTTCTTTTTGTGAGTAATACATCTTTTTAGGGCTACTGAGTGGTGTACCATAAGGAACGCTGTTGGTTTCTAAAAATGCGTTAAAACATTCACAACCGCATTTAGGACATACTGGAACTTCTAATACAGCATCTCTATGCTCATACTGTGGGCATATATATCGTGGTTTACCATCAGCACCAACTCCCAAAACTGCTTCATCACTTGCGATTATACTGCATTGGACTGGATGTATTCTAATAATTTCATCTATTTTACTTTCATGTATGCTCATAAGTGCCTTTTTTGTTGCACCTGTTTCAGGGTCAGGTGTAGAGAATTTTTGTAATTTCCATTGTCTTGACACTAAAATATAACAACCATCTATAATATCTAAATCTCTTTCTGCTTGTCTTGCAACAATTTTAAGAGATTGCTGGTTGTTGTTTACTCTTTTATCTAAAAGTGTTTGTAATACCTGTCTATTTTTTGGGTCTGGTTTTGTCCATTTACGAGGATTATCATTACCACAAGCACTACATTGTAATTTTTCTTTTTTAGCCTTATTAGATAATTCACTAATTGGAACATAATCTTTTAGTGGTTTTTGTTCATATTCTTTCAAACAAACAAGACATTTATGCTCATATCTTGGTTTTACCTCTAATCCATTTCTAAACATCTCTCGTTGAATAGTCTCAATTACTGCTCTTAAATCACCTACATAGTCTGCCAACTCATACATTCTGTTTGGTGACATACGCCACATTGGAATTTTACTACCGTCAGGTGTATCTAGGAACGGATATGGGGTACTAGCTCTAGAATTTGAGTGTAAATATTCATCATTTATACTTTTTCTCATACTGTAATGATCTTCTGTAATGCGATTAAAGTTGTCTTTTTCTACTACACGGTAGTTTCTTGGGTCTATGTTATCCCTAATCTTGCCAAAAAACCCCATATCCTACCAATATCTGCTAAAGTATTTAAAGATTTTAAACGTATTCTTCAGCACATTCTTCGTTACTACACACCAATAAATCTACGCCATCATAGGCATAATTGGTATGAATTAGGTCGCCTTTTTCACAAACTTCACATTTCATATTTAAATGCTTAGGTTTTGCTTATATAAGTGTTTCTTCTACTTCTGCTTTCTTGGCTTTTACCTTATCTGCCTTACGTTTCTTTTCTAGTTCCTCTGCAACATCTTGATCAACTACTCCCGCTTCACTTAAACCAAACATTACTTCAATTTGACCGTGTTTAGGACTATCTACCATTTTACCCATTCTGTATGCACCTGACTTTTTAAAATATACTCTGTATGTTGACTTGTGTGCAAGAACTGTTCCCCCTATTGCTGTTACGGGGTCACCATAGAAAACTCCGGGATTAATCATTACTTGATTAGTCCATATAATTGCTATATTATGAAAGTTAGCCATATTAGAAGCCATAGTTAAAAATTCATCTAAGTATTTTTGTCTTTCAGATAGCATGGCTCTACCACTAAAGTCTTGTCTAAATAATCCTGTTGCACTATCAATTACAATTAGTTTTATTTCTTTATCTTCAACTAGTAATTTTTCAAGCTCCTGTAAAATCAAATATTGGTCTGCTGAATTATATGCTTTGGCTCTGATTATATTTTCAAGTATTTTATCACTTTCTAATTCTAAAGACTTTGAAATACTTTCTATTCTTGTTGGTTCAAATGTACCTTCTGAATCTATCCAAACACACTTTCCCTCAAGACCGCCTTTTTCTTTTGGTAGTTGAACTCTTACTGCCATAGTGTGACAGAACTGTGTTTTTCCACACCCAAACTCTCCATATATCTCCGTTGTTGCACCACACTCTATACCTCCTGTAAATAATTTATCCAATGCTTTTGTTCCAGTTGAAATTTTCTCCAATGACTCATCTTCTTTTTTAGCATCTAGACCTGATTGAAATACAGGGGAATCATCATATTTTTCTCTTGCTTTTTTAAACAGTTCCATAGCAGAGTTGTTATCGATACCTAACATCTCGGCTACTTTAGGTGGGGGTATAACGAATAATTGTTCTACTGTAGTGATACCGTTCTTTTCAAATTTCTTTGCTGTGCCTTCTCCTATTCCTTTTAGTTTAGTTATATCCACAATTCTTTAATAGAGCATTTACTATTTAACTATATGGCAACTGCAACTGTATATACAATAGCAAACAATGTGATTGTTGAGAAATTTGACTGTGACTATAACTATGCTATTGGTGCATATCATGGAAAAAAGAATATGAAAGGTACTTATTATATAGCACGAAAGGGTATTGCTATTCCTTTTCTTGAGAAGAATCGTTCTCTAAAGAATGTGTTTCACCAACAGGATCGAGAACAATCTCCTTAATTTTTATAATCAATTCTTCTTTTGTAAGACTATCATCAGCAAGAACTAATTTTATATCTTCTTGAGATTGATGAATTACTTTAACTATAATTTGTTGCTTGTGTGTTAATTCCGTAAAAGCATTTGTTACAACGTATAATGCTCTACCCAAATCATGTGATTTCATTTGACCTATTGGCATATCTACAATTACTGCTGAAGCATTTTTAATACTATTGTAAGGCACTCTACCTAACTCCCTTAACTGTTGCTTAATTTTGGGATTAATTATTGTCAATAAAAACAATAACAAAGTCTTTGATATAAACATTTAACCCTACTATGATCATGTTCATACTCATACTTTACCAAAAAAAGAACATAGTATATACATAAGACTTATATTAGACGAATTGCTTTCAAAAGAAAGAAAATAGGAGTTAATTCTATAAATTTTTTAAAATATGTGTATATGATCATATTATGTATGTATGTATGATCATAGTTTTAGGCTTATATTATATAAATATAGTATGATCATGTTCATAGTCGTATTTTATAATCTTTAAATTATTGTAAACACCTTGTTTTTTATGAAGAAATGGAAACCACAGAATTTTAGATTAATAAATCGGGAAGATTCAAGTGAGAAAGGAGTATGCTATGAAGAATCAAAACAAACATGGGTAACACTACATCATCATATTAATGAGGAAGATTTGATCAACACATCTGTTGAAGAAAGTCTTCACCAAGCATTGTCTATATGTGGTTCAAGTTTAATAGCAAACGTTGAACAGGAGGAATGGTTTCTAGAACAAACATTTTGGGTTTTAAATGACTGGACTGTTATCGATTAATAAATAATGTATATATTGTTATAACTATTGGAACTAGCCCGAAAAATATAGCCACTTTCTGTTTTTGTGATATATTATTTTTGGCTTTTACTTCTTTAATTGCTTTGGCAACTGCCACATGAGAATTATATGAAGACTTTAAATCATTCACTTCTTTCTTCAGTTCTTCTATCTCATCTGTAGTTTCAGTATGAAGTTTGTTCATTACCATAAATATATTATTAATCTGTTCAGTTATGGAACGGTGAAATTCATCGTTGGAAATCAATGTACCTTAATAAATGTATTGGTCTATTTAAATTTAGCAATAATACTCTAGTAATGATTTACAGGCATCTGCTCGTCTGTCATATATATCTCCTTTTGAAGTAGATTTCTGGGTATATAATTCAAACAGTTTGTTCCATTGATCCTCATGTGGATCTTTAATTTCTTCCATAAAGATTAATATGGAGGCAAATATTTAAACTTATCATAATGAATAATATTCAATGTGACGAGTGTGGTGCAGGATACCGACCCGGAATGTTAGCAGATTGTGTCAAATGTAGGGGGGAGTATTGTGATACCTGTCATAGAGATCACAAGTGTACACCATGAGTTATTGTCCTCAATGTGGTTCCTCCACAAAACAATCAGAATCATCTGAAAGAACAGATGAGGGTTACCCAGATGTATATTTCTTAGATGTAGTTTTACTGTGTTCCAAATGTGATTTGGGATGGAACTGTATAGGAACTAAAAAGAAAAAATGACAGTTGACAAAATATGTAGAGAGTGCATAAGATGTAAAAATTTATTTAATTATGGCAACATGGATATATCCTTGCGTGGTCAAATGACTCGAAAGTATTGTAACGAGTGCATAGTTCTTCAGCATAGAGATGAGTCCAAAAAATACCAAAGACGAAAAAAGTTAAATATGCGTATTATATGATATATACATGGGATATAGAAATACCATTCTAGAAGATGGATTGGAATTTTTGTTACAACAATGTCCTGATATTGTTTTAAACCCACGTTCAATTAAATTAATTATTGAGTCAGGCACTTTTGATCAAGTGATTTCTGAACACAACGGTACAACAACAGTTCCATTAGAAGACGTAGGAAAAGAATCAACTAGTAATGGAACATTGGATAAGATTAAAAACATAGCAAAAAAGCCAAAGAAAAAGAAACAGGCGTAATAAGAATAATTTAGTTTATATAGTATAAATTTAAATTACAAATATGTCTTATGTTGAAATTGGTGCAAAGGACTTAGCCCGTATGCTAAGTATTATGAGTGACTATTTTGGGAAAAAAGAAATGAGTGAAGGAGATGTAGAGTTACGATCAAAGTTAGAAGTAATGCACAAGTCAGAAATGGAATGGCTAAAAGAACAAGAGGAAGAAGACAAACAAGGTTTATTATAGTGGCGTGAGAGCCACAGGTTATCCTGCCAGTTTTGGAGGAATTGGCGTATTTGCACACACCTAAAAATTTATATATGATAATAACTATATAAGAGTTATGTCTGCGGAGACCAAACCGTGTATAAACTGTTATACACTAGTTAATTTATGCAAACAATGTCCTACCTGTGGTATCAACGACTGTTTTAGTTGATCCCATTTTTTTTCTTTAGATAGATTTATATTACTAAACTACTTCTAA